TGATCTTCAACCGCACTATTACACGTTGTTGCTCGGCATTGGGCTAGCTCCCCAGCGGCCCAAGTTCTTTACCGGAGTAATGGCGGATTTAAATGTTAGTAAACTGGTATATATTTTTACTCACTTTAATTTAGTTTATAGACATTGCTCTAATCGAGTAAAACATTAGAATCGGTCAAATTGTAAATGTGTTAAGTGCACTACCAGTAAAAGTGAACCTAGCAAGGGATGTATTTGTTGAAGAAATAGCGCTTAAAATATCTAATAGTAATGTATTAATTGTGCTTTGGTTAGATGCTATAGTATTAAGTGAAGATGTCATGGCAGTTAATGAGGCCGCCATTGAAACAAGTTGACCAACTATAGTTGAAGTAGATATATTAATACTATTAGAATATGAGCTAATTTGTGACAATATTATTTCTGAACTACTAGCATAGCTAGCAAAGCCATCTACTTCGACAATCGGATAGCCCACACCAAAAGTGGGCACGCTTAGTTTGAAACTAAAGCGTACAGGTATTGTGGAGGCGCAGCAGAGTTATACGGACCTGCGCCGGGGATTTGGATCGGGGATGAATCCTTGAGGTCGTCGTATGACGCAAACAGATTCAAAAGACCCCCTGAAATTGACAAGGCATACTGAGCAGTTACGTCGTAAACTTGGCCGATGGTATCGGTATAAGATGCCACGAAAGGTGGTGAAATGACGTAAGCAGTGTTCAAAACCAACGATGGTGTAAACGTTGGTGCAGCAAAAGTAGCACCTGTAACAGTCCAATTACCTGCTGCAGAAACAGACACAGTGGATGTCTGAAATGTCTGTATAGCAGCTCCGCGCATCTCGATGTCATAATCGAGCTCTATTGTCACAGTCACAGTTCCAGTGACAGTGGCGGCTTGGTCAAGCGCTATGGCAAAGAAGCCCTGAGTAGTCTTCATGACCTCCTCAGAATCGGCATCCAAGTTGAACCAGCGTGCACCATTGGTAAGTCGTACATCAATATCTGATCTGACAAAGAGATTTGCCGAAACTCCGCTCATAGCAAACAATGTTGAGTTTGCAGGAATAGGAAGAGCGAAGTCTGGATTAGGGCAATATGCCATGACGATGGCACCTGAAGCAGCAGTTGTGACAGACGAAACAAAGTTGAATCGCATCCGCTTAAAACGGAACTCGAGAAAATTTGCAGCCAACTTTGAAAGTCGGGTGCCCACAAGCAAAAGTGGATTCATCATGAACTTGGCAAGTATTGATCCAACAGCAGTTGAACTTGATATTGAAACTTGTCCAAGCCTCTCAGTGGCTCGTTCACGGTGAGTGGCCAAAGGGGCCAAGTTTCTCGTAGTATAACCAACCTCAAGTGGAAGTTGGTTCTGAGTAATAGCGAGTGTTCCTTGTTTGGGAAGCTGATTAGGTAGACGTCGAGGGCGTTGTCGATAAAGCGACGAGTTAGCCATGTCGCGGTTAAGTTGTTGCATAACCTTCTTAGTGGCTTTGGTAACGTTGAGCTTAGGCTTACGATATCTACGTTTAGGAGTAGGAAGGGGAGTTTGGGGATTCATAGTGTAATGAAGTGGTTAATGTAAATGAAAGTTTTTATACTTTAAAATGGTTTGCTCTACGGGGTTTAGAGTAACAGCGGCTAGCCCATTTTCAAATTCTAATTGTTGTTGTATAGTAATGTCAAATGCAATACTAAAATCTTCTCTAGCCTCTAAGGAAATGGGAATCGGGGTTAGGTCTTTAACCCCACTAGTCCTAGCCGCAAATTTATTGACTGAACCCAGTGGCTTAGAACTTCCAAAACTCAATAGCATCTTAGCCCATTGTTGTAACATTGGGACTCCACAATTAATAGCCAATTCACATAGTGCTACTCCTGATATATATCTATCTAAACACCTTATATATTTATATGGAGCTAAAGCACAACGGGACATGGTACGATAGGGTTTCTTAACCCATCTCCACTGTCCACCAATCCTAATTGGACTACTCTGGCAAAATTCAATAGTTCTAAAGTCATTTGCTATACGATCTAATTTAGTCTTTTGGTTAAATTTTTCAAACCATGACATTGGCAATAGCTTATGTTGCTCACTTCGCGACATAATTATAACTGAGTCATCACCATTGACAAATATAAAATATATAGTCAATCTACTATGGGTGCAATAACTGTCTAACATATTGCCATTGTCTCCACCATTGCCATCTGATGTTGTAAACTCTCCAGATAATCTAGTACCATTTACGGTGTAACGTATACCACCCTTAGTGACACATTTATTTTTGAGTTGTGATTTAAGAACCTTACGATGCCAATGAGACGCTGTAAAAATAGAGCGCCAATAATCATGTTCAGCTGATAATGCGACTTCTGTCTTATGGCCATCATACTCTGAATGGTCTAAACATACAGCTATTGGATCTGGTATGCGATTCCAAAATTCATACATGATATTACATGATGTGGGGTTGTCAAAGTTCTTAGTAAATAATGTGTTAAAGGGCTGGTGGTTCCAAATATTATCACATTTCTTGACAGCAATGGAGTAACCTAAATGTAATTTTTTCAAGACATACAAATACTCAAATGATCTAAATTGAATTATTCTTGGGGGCTTCTGATCTGCTATGGGGTCAATCTTAAGTTCCATCTTCTCTTGCTTAACAATGGCTTGAACACTAGCATGTTTACCTCCTACATATTCTCTCCTATTATTTAAATTATTTCTAGCTAAAAAATAGCGCTTATATATTGATTGTCTGGTATTATTTAGTAAAACCCGGTTACTAACTGGTGTTATACACTCCTTGTCAAGGCAATTACGCATCTTTTCATAGCCACGTCTCAGATTTACTGCTGTAAAATCTGGGTCAAACACTGGCAAATGTTTGATCAAATGTCGGCTAATCAATCCTTTGTACTCATTGCAATAACATGAAGCATAATAGTAATGCGGTGTGAGAAAATCGGCCTTTAGGTACGTAATATAACGCCCTAATTTATGATCCCCTAGATGATTGACGTCAATGCTAAAGTGCGGGCCGATAACTGACTTTGGTAAACAGTCAGTACACACACTTTGCATAACCTCTAGGGTTTTTCAGACAAATGGTTTTGAGTTAGGCACACGAACACGATTCAATGGAAATATTCCTCCATCTCTTGGCTTCAAGATATACTTGCCAAGGTCTCCAATTGCTGTTCGATTTATATGCGCCATATTGTCATAATTAACTTTATCCTTAATTGTCTGACGGAAAACGAGTTCTTCTTCGTTCACCAAATATGCACCCATAACGGCATTAGCTAAGATTTGGAACTCAGTACTAGATTCCATAGTGAAATTATTCTTAGCAAGCCATGCTCTTGCATCGGTAACTAATTGGTTTATGAGGCCATGATCTCGAACCTTCATAAAATGCTTACACCTCAACCAGAATAGAAGCCTACTGTAAGCATGATACCCTTTCTTATTCTTCACTAATGCATTGACAACTTTACGTTTAGGTATTTGTTCATAAACATAGTTGTCAGTGTTAGTTACCTCCTCATGATGCTGAGCTGTACTAATGTCTTTAATCACCTTATTTGATCTGTCTTCCGCAATCTTAGCGACAGTTTTGGCGAAAACTTCATCTATAAGTCGTGGTTGCACTGGATCTGGGTCATCAACGTGGCCCATATGATCTAACTCTTCTTGCAACACATCAAACCTATTCATTACATCTACATTGTACTTTTCGGGTTGTGTTGGATTTAAAATTGGTATATCTGGTACTGTTATTTTAAGTGATTTGTTCAGATTTCGCAACACATAGAATTTCTTTGATAGCATTTTCCCTAAGCCGAGACCTACACGCTGCCGGGGAACAGTGGTGGCCATAGCGGAAATATTATAGAAACTCATCATATCTTTAAGGCATTATCGCAGCGTACGGGTCAATATGGTGATACAACCATGCGAGTCTCGCAGCCCTAGAGGTCAACCGTTCACGTGGGACGGGCAAGCTCCACGCTAGTGCACCACAGATGTGGATAAAATAAACTTATGAGGCAGTTCCATGCAGTACTCCCCCAAGGAAAGGATAGGAGACCGCTGTAATGGCCCACCCTCAGGTCATTCATAATATATATAGCACCAATCAATCCCACTACAGGTAACTCTCACTGTCAGTGGCTAGTAAGAGTCGAGTCCACTCTTACTAGAATGCTAGTAATATTAACCGGATGGAGCCGGTAGCAATTCTCATCTCTGAGTGCATGGAGATACTAGCAATCTCCGACCACGCCTAGAACCTGACATTCAATGCGGTTAAGGTATTACGTCATCAATCCATCTGTTAGACAACTAATAGCGTGGCCCCACCCAAATAGCTACTACTATTGGGTGGAACAATTCAAGCCAGTACATGATAAGTAGCATAAGTAGTACAACCGACTAAACTGTCCGCTGTAGTACATTCATG